ACATTAAAATTGTCAAGCGTTTTTAAAACAATTTACTAACTCTTTAACTCTATTGAAAATAAAGGAGGAAAAAACATGAGCCAACAACATCGTAAATGGATTGAGCTTGTAGAAGAAGAACTCCACAAACGTGGATGGACTCGTTCGGATCTTGCAACTGTGGTCGGGGTTAGCCCAGCGATGATCACACAGATGTTCAAGAACGGGAAAGGCAGTGATGATTTGAAATTGCGCATAAATAAGAAATTGCGAATTTCTGAATCATGGGAAAAATTCGAGGAAAGATAGATGGTATTGGAATTATTTGGTCCAGAGTTCAAAGATAAACTATTTGAAGAGCTGGTTCAATTAAATATCAAAGCATTGGATGAAGCTAAGAAAAGAACATCAAGACAGACAACATGGGTCTCTATCAAAGAACTTCAAGCATCCACTGGCTGGGGAAGAACAAAACTTGAGGAATGGAGAGACCAAGGGAAGTTTCAGTTCCAGCAATCTGGAAAAGGTGGGAAATACCTTTACAACCTTGAAGATGTTCAGCGGTTTTGTCGTTCAATGCAAAAATAAAAAGCACCCGAAAAAATCAGGCGCTTAACAAAATTACTAAAACAATTATAACACAAGGAGGGCACACATGGCAATATCTAGAGAGATGACAGCCACTGAGGCAAATGTCCTTAACTACATCAAGAACTACGCAACAAATGAAATGCCAATCACAGCAGTTCAGCTCAGAAATGAATTTCAATGCGATAAGAGAGCAATAGAAAATATCATTGAGAGCTTGCGTGTAAACTTTGGGCATCCAATAGTTGCAAAGAAGAGAAAGCCAAATGGGTATTATCTTCCTAAGAATGATGAAGAACGGAATGAGGGATTGGCACCCTACAAGCGCCAAATCTTGACAGAACAAAAGAACTTGGCAGCAATCATGGCTGTTGACTTGAATGAATACTGGAGGAATTAAAAATGTTACTAGAAATTATTATTGCTTTATTGATCATGGTGATCTTGCTTCAAATGATTATTATCAGTGCAATTAGTGAAAGATGCAAAGAGTCAAAGCGTGAACTCAAGAAAATGATCGAAGAACAACAACGCATCCAAGAAGCACGGGAAACAATGCGCTTCGGTTATCGCAGATAGGAGTTATTAAATGGCAGAAAATATGAATGTACTGCCTCATGATCTATTAGCTGAACAAGCTGTGTTAGGTTCCATCTTCCTTGATCCTGATAAGATCCACATCGCTTCTGAATACTTGACAAAAGATAGTTTTTTCAAACTGTCGCATGGAATGGTATTCAACATCATGCAAGAGTTGTCTGATAAAGGTGACCCAATTGATCCCGTATCTGTAAAATCTGCCCTTGACTCTATTGGGCAATTTGAACAAATTGGGGGGATGCCATTTCTGGCAAGCCTTATCAATGCAGTCCCCACAAGCGCCCACATTGAACACTATTCAAAAGTAGTTGCTGAAAAATCAAGGGCCAGAAAGGTCATTGAAGATCTGAGCCATAGCATTTCAAGCGTTTATGATGGCCAGAAAGACTTGAATGAGATCCTTTCTCAAACTGAGCAGAATTTATCAACAATCTCAAATGAACAGAAAAAAGGCTTCAGGCCCATCATTGATGTGATTGATTCAACACAATCTATTCTAGATGAACGCTCTCAGAAGGTTGGTGATGTGACAGGAACTTCAACAGGATTCACTGATTTTGATCAAATCACGACAGGCCTCCATGAAGATAACTTGATCATTATTGCTGCAAGACCTGCAATGGGTAAGACAGCATTTGCTCTGAATATTGCCCAGAACGTAGCTAAGAATTCAGATAAAGCAGTAGCAATCTTTTCACTAGAAATGGGAGCAGAAAGCTTGGTTGAACGTATGCTGTCAGCAGAAGGATTGATTCCATCGTATCATGTTAGAACTGGAAATCTCACCGAAAGTGAATGGCGCAGAATGATTTCAGCACAGGAACGACTAGCAAGAGGGAAGATCTTCATTGATGATACAGCAGGAGTAAAGATTTCAGAAATTAGATCAAAGGCCAAAAGGTTAGCTCAAGAAAATGACGGTCTAGGATTGATTGTGATTGACTATCTACAACTAATAGAAGGTAGAGGAAGAGAAAACAGGCAACAGGAAGTATCTGAAATTTCAAGGCAATTGAAGATTCTGGCAAAAGAATTGAAAGTTCCGGTCATCGCCCTCAGTCAGCTTTCCCGTGGAGTTGATCAGCGAAATGACAAACGCCCAATCCTTTCAGATCTGAGAGAATCCGGATCTATTGAGCAGGACGCTGACATAGTAGCCTTCTTGTATAGAGAAGCTTATTACAAGCGAGATGAACAAGAGGAGCCGGACAATGTAACAGAACTTATTCTTGAGAAGAACAGGCATGGGAGCCTTGGGACTGTCCAATTATTCTTCCTAAAAGAGTACGCAAAATTTTCAAATAAGGAGGCCTGATGAATGGTAACTGAAAACCGTAGATATTACTGGTTGCAATTAAAAGAGGACTTCTTTAATTCCAAGGAAATGAAGCTAATGAGGAAGCTCCCTGGAGGAGAAGAAATCACAATCATCTATCTGAAGATGATGCTTGTAAGTCTAGCTGAACAAGGAAAATTGTACTTTGAGGGATTGGCTGAAGATCTAGCTGAAGAACTATCACTCATCATTGATGAAGATCCGGAAGCAATTAGATTGGCATTGATGTTTTTAACTAAAAAGAAATTATTGACAACATCAGACAATTACCAGTTCAATCTTGAACAAGTTCCAGAAATGATAGGTAGTGAAACAGCTAGCGCCCGTAGAGTTCGCAAGCATCGAGAAAACCAAAAAACGTTACAATGTAACACCGATGTAACAAAGTGTAATGGAGATATAGATATAGTAATAATAGGTGAACTTACACAAGGAAACGATAACGAACAAAAAGAAATTAAGGTTTATAATAAAGCAGTAGGGTCTCCATTTAAAGTCGTTGCATTTGTTAAGGATTCTTACTTATGGTTTATGCTTTCTACAAGTTCTAATAACAATGACAACTTGTCATTTGACACATATGTAAGATTATCTAATATTGATATTGCAAGTAAATTTATGCCTAGTGTATTAAAATATACAGTGCAAGACCCAAGATAGAAAGGATATGAAATATGATACTTAATTACGGGTATTTAGGACAATTAAATAATACAGACTTAAATACAATACATGGCAATGAACATAATGGAATTTATGAAATAAATGACCCAAGGTCATACTCAGATACATATAATTTTCCTAATGACTACCAGACATTATCTTCATTTTTCACACGTGGATATAAAGGTAAGACATACTATGATTTTGTCAAGGAAAAGGGGTCTAATGTAGATCCTGCTTCCTTGCTTAAATATAATCTTTTACTAGCTTATGACCATCTTCGTGCCAATACTGTTATTTGTACTGGAATACTGGAAGTTACTGCTACTAATAATTTCACTATACAGAAGTTTACACGTATTCCTGATGGAACTACCTTTACCAGAAGATATAAGAATAACACTTGGTCTAAATGGAGATATGTGCTTACATCTTTATTAAATGACTTATTAAGTGAAGATAAGACTAAAAAGGTAGCTTTTAAGCCTAGCAGAATTACTACTATAACTAATACTGAATTTCCTAGATTCGATGATAGATATCTTTGGGATAAAGTTAATACTAAAATGGATAAAAGCGTATGTGATAACTTAGTGTGGAATGACCGTCCTGATGAAGTACACGGTGTTACATATTTTGGACATTTAGCTGTACCTTATATTAATTTTGAATCTCGTGGACGTAATGGAGATTTTGGAATAATTATACAAAAATTCGAAGATAATAACTTTAGAGGGGAAATGTGGTTTTTACGGTTTAATGCAAGCGTAGGAGAACTTTATATAGGAAATGAATTTGATGATGGCGTAAGGACTAAAATGTACGTTAAAGACGGATGTCATTTATGGAATATACAAGGAGGCAATTATACTGGATATGCATTATATGACAGGGAAACACATTTTAACTATACTGGAGGTAATGGTACAGTAGTTCTTCCTGTTAGACCGCAATCTGATATACATGTATTTGCATATAATAATGTATTTCATTTTATTCCAGGTGTAGCAAAAAGTACAAATTACTGGGACAACGCACAATATTTAGCAAGAAATGATGTTTTTATTACAGAAAGTTACACTGTAACGCAAGGAACACGTTATCGTGGGACTAACCATAGATACAGATGGGAAGCTACAATGACATATGATGGAGACCGTACTATTACTGTATCTAATGGAAGAAATGGATTATACATGGATGTGAGGTGGAGATAAATGTATTATAAAAATAAAGGATTAATAGATGTAGATGACCAGAATATTAA